CCACCGATATTCCACCTTTATTCTTTCCTTCCTTTGCCCTTTCAACTGAGAGTGGGGATGAAATTCTATTTTTAACCCCTCTTACTACTGGAAGTGGATCTGTTGGTGTTTTTCCATCAGGATATACTTCAAAGTGCAAGTGAGTGTTACCTCCAGATGCTGCAAGATTTCCTATTTGTTGTCCTCCATAAACTACTTGCCCAACAGAAACACTAGGAACCACATGAACATACCTTGTAAGTAACCCCCCACCATGATCTATTTCTATGAATCCTCTATATCCGTTACTGTTGGCAGCAATAACTTTTCCAGTTTTATATGCAGAAACAGCAGCTTCTAATGCACCACTCCAATGAGTCATATCTAATCCTTGATGAGGCCTGCTACCCCCATCTCTTGATGCTCCAAATCCTTGACTTGCACTTACTCTTCCTTGTGTCCCTACATCACCTCCAGGTAAAGGCATAAAAGTATCACCAGATATTGGACCGTCATATGCCCCACCAGGAGGAATTGACGGTGATGGCATGTTCACACCTTCATTATATGGATCATCAGTACTTAGACTACCAGTAAATGACAAAGAAAACTTTTCAAATTTAACTAATGCTTTTTCATAACTAACAAGAGTTTTTGCAAAGGTCAAATTACTTTTTTCTTTATTTACTAATGCTTTTTGTGTTTCTGTTTGTTTCTTTAACTTATCTTTATTCTTATTTTTATCTTCTTCTTTAGCACTATGTCCAAGCAAATCTCTAGTAAGGTTAGTTAAATCTAAAGCAAAGGAAGCAATAGAAAGTAATCCTGCAATTGGAAGACCAATCCCACTTGCAGCAAGTCCAGCTGCAGTAGCATCAAGTGCAGCACCAGTACCTGCTATGGCAGCACCAGGTTCATCCCCTGCTTGTGCCCTAAGTGTAGCATCAGCAGCACCAACAATTGCACCAACTCCAGGTATTATTGCAGCACCAAATTTTCCAAATGATTTTGCTATCCTCCCACCTTGAGTTGCAGATTGAACTACATCTCCTCCTTGTCTAGATTTTTTAAGAGCATCACCACCAAATCTATTCTTAAAATTTTTATCCCCATATCTACTTCTATATCTGTCTTGTGTTTTTTGATTTACTCTTCTTCCATTTACATCAAACCCTCTTCTAACATTTGGTCCTCTATTGAATAAAGCATTTCCTGCCATTCCTAATAATCCAGGACCTAGTAATGCTGCAGCAGCAACCAATCCTGGAGATAATGCTCCAAGTAAATCTCCTTTTAATAATTTTTCAATTGAATTAAATGCTGCTAATGTACCTATTGCCTTGAGTGGATCATCTGCAGACCCTTTAGCGAAAAAAGATCCTGCAAATTTTGGAAGTTTTGTTTTTTTAGGTTTCTTTTTAGTTTGTTTTTGATATTTTTTATCTTCATCATTTTGAATTGTATCAATTCTTTTTTTATATCTAGATAAAACTGATAATTGTGTCTTGCGTTGATAAACACCTTTCTCAAAAGTTTTTCTCAAAGCAATAGTAGTCTTCTTTGCTTCCGTGGAAACTTCAATTAAGTTATGAATCTTAGTTATTTTTGCAATAACTCTAGGTTTTGGTTTTGCTAGTAAAGTTTGAGTGTCCATTTGTTATCCTAGATCCACTATATTCCAACCAGTTCTGAATATTTTTCCATATACATCTGAATCATTAGAAGCATTAACACTTGCCATTTCTGAACTTCCATTGTTAGTAAATGCCCCACCTCCAGTAGATCCTGTCAATTGGGGAATTGGAACTATAGCAATTGATCTACCACCATTTGATGATGTAGCACTAACTTCTCTTGGAGGAGTAGGAGTAGCAGTGGGAGGTGGAGTAACTGATCCTTTTAAATTTTTTCTACCCTCCTCTAAATCTGATGAAGTAACTTTCTTATTGGCTGACCAGGTATCATAAGATTTAGATTCTCTTAAGAGTTTTAATGCTGCTTGTGCATTAGTAGCTGGATCTCTCAATTGATCTGGGTTAGTAATTCCCATTTTTTCTAACCAACTTTTGTGTGCTTTCCAATTAATTTGAAAAAGACCAATTGAATATTCTCTTTGCATCTGAGGATCAAGACCAGACTTTACAGTATCAATACTAGGATCTCCACCAGACTCATGTCTTCCAATTGCAGCCAATCTTACTGCTTCATCATCAGTAGCACCAACTTTTTTTAATAAAGAAACCATGCCTGCATTATCAAATTGAGATCCAGTAACACTACCCCTAACACTTGGATCAGTATTAACTTGATCATTACTTATTGCAGAAGCATCATTTGTTCCCCCATCAGCTCCTCCACCTCCTCCACCTGATCTCCTACCTGGTTCCCCACCCTTCTTAATTAATAATAAATCTACTGCCTTCTCAAATTTTTGATTTAATTCTTGAAATTTCTTAAGGTCATTTTGAGTAATAGAAACTAATCCTTTTTCTGTTAGTGCTTTCTGTTCTGCAGTAACTTCTTCAAGTCTTGTTTGACTTTCATCAGATTCACCATCTTGTCCTTGTTGAGATGCTGCAAATGCCCCACCCAAAGCAAGAGCTCCAGCCCCAAGAGCTAAAGCAGATGAGAACTTACCAATTCTAGGAACTCTACTTACTGTAGGTGCTGGTCTTCTCATTGAAGGTCCTGGTCTACCTCCAATCATTCCTTTACCAAATCCCTTAAAAAGATTCTTTAATACTAATCCAGCAATCATTGCACCAATTTGAGGAATGAAAGTTATTCCAATTCCCATAAGAGATTTGAAAACTTGCATATAATCGCCATTCATTAAACCTTCTATTAAATTAAATGCTGCTAATCCTCTTATGGCTCCTCCAACACCAGAAAAGAATCCTCCAATAAATGGTTTAATAATATCCTTCAAACTATTTTCATCACTACCAAGATCTTTCTTTGAAAGTTTTCGTCCTCTATTGGAAATTCTTTTCCTATAATCTTCAATTTCTTTTTTATTTTTTTCTTGAGTTTGCTTATAATCATCTGCTATTACTTCTTTAATTTTATCCAAGTTATCATTAATTTGAACAAGATCTAAAGTTAATCTCCCAAGAGATGATACTACTTTTTTAGGTGCTACTGATTCATTTTCTTCTTGAGATACCTCTGGTGTAATATTTTCTGAAATTTCTTTAGGAATAGTTCTTTTTGGAACTATTCCAGACATCTTAGTTGTCTTTGCTGAAATTGTTTTTCCAGGTCTAAAGGAAGTTGCACCAGAAATAAATGATTGTGCTTTTTCTTTTTGTTCTTTTTCTTTTTCTTTTCGTTGTTCATCTATTTCTTTCATCCTAGATTCTAATGCCCTTTCTTCTATCTTGGCATCTGTTTCTTTGCGAAAAGGTTTCTCAAGAAACTCTTCTACTAACCACTCATAATATTTTTCTAAATTTTCATATCCACCAGCACCACCAGTTTGATTTACCTGAGGATACTTACCATACTTCTTTATATTTGCAATTAATTTATCAGCATCAGCATTTGTTAAATTTGCATATGATGAATACCCTGTGCCAAATGCTTCTCCACCAGTAAGTTTAGCTTTTAATATTATCCAAGTTTTTTCACCAACCCGATCAACAGAATACCAAGGTTGTTGTGGATCTAATATTCCAGTTGGTGGAGCAGATAAATTCATCTATTTGCCTTGGCTGATTTTTCTTCTTCCTCTTTAATATAATTTTCTAACAGGGAAAGATAAATCTCTCTTTCCCAAGGAATCATATTTTCGATCTCAGTCAAAGAGTATTTATGATGCTGCATCAATGCAAAATTAATTCTATAATATGCCTCCAAATCTTCATGACCAAGGACTAACCGAAAAAACTAGATAACCCTTCCAAAATAATTTCATTATCATTTCCAGTTTTTGGATTCTTCACCTTCATAACATGAGTTAATTTTGGCATAGTATCAAAGAACTTTTCTATTCCTTTAAATTGATTTGAATCAAAAGTTTCTAACCAATCAACTAATTCCTTCTTAGTCACATCACCAGCAGACCAAGATTCATCTTTTGTATATACCATATCAATACATGATGCCACAATTTCAAATGACTTATTGATTGTTTCCTTATTATTATTGTTATTAAAATTAAAATTATTATCAATGAATTCCTGAAGAGAAGGATACTTCATCTTAACTATAATGTTACCATCTAATTTAATTTCTAAATCATGATCCTCAGGAAACTTAACTTGAATTTCTCTAATGTCAATGGAACATTCTACTTGTGTTTCTCCATCATCTGGACAAGTAACCACAAGTTCAACTGATTCCCCAACAGACTTTGATCTAATATTCAAAAACAAATATTCAATATCAAAACTTGGAAGTGTGTCTATCTTAATTCCTCTAGTCAAAACGCACTCAGATAAAACATTTTTAACTGCTCTAGTAATCTCTTCTGAACTATTACTATCTAAAGCAAGGATGAGAATTTTTTCTTCTTTAACTAAAAAAGGTCTATATGTAATTTTCTTATTATTTGAAGGTAAAGTCAACTCATAAGTTGGAGTTGCAATTTTTGGTAAAGGCATGATTGATTATATAAATTCAGTTATGACTATTTATGCCTCACCATACACTCGATTATAATACTGTTCTTCTGTTTCATTTGGTCTTATTGGATCTTGTGCATTTCTACCAGGACCAACAACAGTTCCAGTGGGAGAATTATCTTCTTCCTTTATTCCACCATCCGTCTGAAATCTATCTGATTCAAAATTATAAACATCATAATTAAATGTTACTGTAGTTTTTAATATATTTGCACCATCATAAGAAACTGGAATAGAAATTAAATTAGAAGGAAATGCATTTCTTAAAGTATAAGTAATATTTTTTGATGGAGGTCTAGTAATTCCACCTTTAACCAATCTTTGTTTTTTTGATCTCAAGTCTCTCTCAAATTTAGTTATTACAACTTCCCTTTCATAATAACGAGCATAATTGTGTCTTACATATGAATTATCTACACCTCCC